TTACACTTGCAACAGTCACGGGGGTTTGTGAGTTGTCTCTTGTTTGCGTAACACTTCATGGGAAGGTAAATGTCCTTCTTAAGGATTCGAATGATGCGATCGATGAGTATCATAATAACTTTTTACGCACCCAATCTCTATCCTTCTTAAAAATTTTGGACAACTTAGGGTCTTTATTTTTAAAAAGTATCATGAGAACGTTCAGACGCCTAAAGAGGCCTAGAGGTGGTTCACCCGCCCTGACGACCCGCATGAGGGCGCGATGCCTCGCGAGTTCAGACTTTTCTCGAACATCCTCATAGCCATGAGCACTGAGGATGCCCGAATTACTGAGGGGGATTCGGACTTTCATCTATTGTATCCCGACTTTATTTTTTACCTTCACATATGAGACACACTCTCTGTCTACTGAAGCAGTTAGTGCATAAAAAGTGTTCACATTTGCGAAACTTGACACACTCACGCTGTACATGACAGTTTGGACACTCCGAAGTTTTGAAATGAAGGGTTTCATTCTTGAATCTCCAGAAACATGAAGTACACACCTTTAGACCGGGTCTCATCATCTTACCGCAGACGGCAAAATTTGGGCATGTCATATATTTACACTGTCGGAATAAATTCCCATTTTAAATCGTGACAAATTTTCTTCCATATGACGTCTTGTTGGTACAACTTTTCCTTAGACTTTAAAAGTGGAAAGTATCTCAAGTATTCATCTTCACCCAAGAGTTCACAAAATTTATAGAGAACATACGAGTAACTGAGAAAGTTCTTTCTTTCTGTGGGACAGTTATCATCGAATGGTTTCTGAATATCTTTGAACATGATTCGAAGATACTCTTCCAACTCCTGTGGCATGTTCGGGGGTTTGATACCGTTCAATATGTTTGTGATGTATGGCACGTGCTCGTAATATTTATTGAGTTTCAATTTTTTTAAAAGTCCTCGAATTTTCGCATGGGTGATGTCTTCTAGTTTTTTGATCTTCATCTTTTTGAGTTCTCCGCGAAGTTGATCGATGACTTCTTCGGGTATTGTCGTCATTTCCTGTGCCTGAAACTGTGACAACCATTCGTTGAAGTGATTTTCTCTTTTGTACGAGTAATTTACCACTTTTTCTGATGTTTCTTGTTCTTCTCTATATGTTAATTCTTCACTGATTAATGTTGCTATGATCGCACCACACGAGTCACACACGAGGTCACTCGTGTCGTGAAAATGAAGGAGGTTACTTTCAGGACACGTCACACATTGTTCGACCACACGTTCCCTGGGTTTGGCTATATTTTGATTTTCAACTTCTATGAGATAGTCCGTGAATATGTCTTTTCGTTTCAGTCCGACAGTCTCTTTCACGTTAAAGATGTTATCCGTGTTCGTAACCTCTTCGCTTTCATCTGTGTACTGATTCATGTACGGCATACATTTCATGATGTACTCTGCCATTTCGGATTCATATTTTTTCTTGTTCATGGGGTCATTCTTTATACACTCACTCCATTCATCTATTCGATTGTTATATCTACTTAAAAAATTACCTTCCATTCCTTATAAAGAAATGCTGGTCAAACTTTTAAGTAGTGTTTTATTCTTTTACAAGTACCTCACCACACCACGGGACTACTCCGTCATGACGGAAGAGCTCGAGTATGACTTGGATCATGACATGGACTATATGATCGAAGACGACTTTTGGATGAAAGAAAGTAAAGATTGGGAAGATGAAATTCTTGAAAACTATTACGTGGACGTGACTGGTAAAGATTTTCGTCACACACTCGTACCTCAGAATGTCACAAAGACAATTCTTCGAGTGAAATACTACTTCAACGGTAAGAGCTACACAGCCATTTCGAATGATATTAATTTTAAACCGGGTGAAAATGAAGAAAGCGCTATGCACTTTAGTATCCCTTTGAGTAGTGCTTGGATCGTTGATCATGATGATAAGCCGATGCGAAACATTACTGAAAAGGTGAAACGATACGCTGGACCACGAAACGATTTTCATGGACAGCGAGTCCCACTCAAAGACTTTTTGTTCTACGATGAGGAAACGCTCAAGGAAAAGTTTCCGAAAATTATATTGACAAACTCTCTCGGGATGAAAAAGACCCTATCTACACTCGATGACTTCACAACTAGTCTTCAGATACCTTAGTCGCCAGATAAAACTTGAGCTCACCCAAGTTGGCGACGTTATACTTTAGAATCAAAAACCGGTTTCCAATCTCTTGTATAATTTGCACAGACGCACACATACTCGTCGCCTTTGTAAAGATATTCAGATACTTCAAACTATAGAGACCCGTGATCTTCGGACTTTCGTCAGGACATTCGATGACCGTCTCTTGGTTCGCGAAATCACCTTCACACCTGAAGTTGATTATTTTCGAATCACGAGTGATTTCGATGTCTGTGCCTATATTCGACATGTCTCGACAGAGGCGCTGAAAGTCGGCGGATGGAAGTGTCGTGACGGTCGTCATTTCTACATCAGGTACTTCGATGCGACTCTCGTTGATGTCCAAAAGTTTCAGTTGAAACTTTGACGTCGTCTTTTTCGATTCACTGATAATTTCAATATCCAGAAATTCCTTTGAATGTATAGCCATCTTGAGAACATCGTTATTCGTGATTGTTTTTAGTAACTTGAATGTATTCGATATGTTAATACCGGCTATGATCTCATCGTGTTCACAATGATACTCTTCGAAATTGTCAGCGGGTAGATACATGTCCACGAGTGACGTTCTCGCACTATCGAGTGTGACGACATACATTCCATCTGGCCTGAAATAGATATTCACATCGTTGAGAATATCCTTGAGTACCTCAAAGGTTGATTTAAACGCCGAAGCTTGTATCGTGACAAGTTTCATATCTAATGTGATACATGGGTTACATCTTTAAATCTGTATACGCGACACCTTTCGAAACTTCTCTATTGATCTTTTCTTCAAGTTCTTTCGTCATCGCGGGTTGGAGAGACTGGCCATAGTCGTCGAGGCGAAACATACCTGAATTTGTGTCGTTTCCGTCGATACTGGACATCGAGCCACCAAATCCACCAATCCCACCCTGTTCAACCTCCTTCTTTGGGAGAAGCGAATCAAGCCAGTTTTTAATCTCGTTGCCCACGAGAATCTTACCGTTTTTGGTGAGCATCGTGGGAACACGGTTAATTTTGTTCCTGTAGTTTGCGGGAATACCCTGTGTGTTGATGTTATGATAATGTACGAGTTGCTTCAACTGGGGAACTTTGTTGATGTAGTCAATGACATCCATCGAGTGTTTACACCTCGGACTATAAATCAGGAGCGACATCTACTATCTATAGGGTATTTTGTAAAAAAAAATTAACGCATTATAGTAAACATGAGTTACTTGGTCGTGATCATTCTCATCGTGTTGGCAATTTGTATCACAACTTCCCACGAATCTTTCACGGAAGCGTTCGGTCTTTCAGGCCACACGAAACCAGTTGGGTCTGTGAAACTCGATGACCCCAGACCAGATCTCTCCAAGTATGAGGAGGTTGAGGCGAGTGTCGACAACGATAAGATTCAGGAGTTTGTACTTCAAGCTAACAGGGAGATTTCGAAGCGCACGGGTCTCTGTACGTACATCATCGAGACGACGATGGTTCGCCATTACAAGGGTGAAGACAAGGACATCTATGAATGTATGTTCATGGTCGTGAAGAAGGATGGATTCTCCTTCGGATTCTCCGTCGTCGCCTCCTATGAGGTCACACGAAACGGTAAGGTTACCCTGACATCGCTCCGGTCGCAGCCACTCGGTGTTCAGGCTCCCTCCAACGTCAAGGCGTTCACCGATGGATCTCCCGGTAAGGAATTTCTGGAGTACAACCTCGTGAAAGAGGCTGCTGTTCCGACGAAAGCTGAGTTGGATTCGCTGAAAAATAAATTGCAGTAATTGTAATGATCAGCATCGATGATGTGACAAAGATTGATGAGAAACGAAAACAGATCCGTAAAGAAATTTACATAAAAATCTATGATCAGTTTTCAGCCAAGATTAAACAATCGGTCGAACTTGGTCATAAACAGATCTTCCTGACAGTTCCTGGATTTCTCATCGGATACCCAGTTTTTGATAGAAGTGCGGCTGCGAGATACATCGCGAGACAATTTGTTCTCGGTGGATTCACAGTTAAACTCGTGAGTGATCACGACATATACGTATCATGGATCATCCCGAAAAAGAAGAAACCCAAAATTGATAAGGATGAAGATGTAGACTTTCCAAATCTCATGAACCTTAAGAAGATTGCTAATAAGTACAGGGGGAGTGCGTAGTAAGTTCCAATTTAAAACCCACTTTAATCATAAATGGATAACCTCAATATTCTTGTAGAAGCCAAGAAGGAGTACATGGGTCAAATGTGTCTCATCATGTGCCCACCTATGATTGAAGTCTTTCAGGACATGTATAACGAGGCTGTGTCTCTTTCGAAGGGTCGTAAGGTGCTCATCATGTTTCAGAAGCTTTTAAAGGAAGTTCCCAATTGGTCCAACGCCATGTCCAAGAACCATTCCGATAACATCACGAATCGCTGTGCCTGGTTCAGTGACCTTCTCGCCGCTGTCTTCGTGGCGTGTACCAAGATTCTCTCCGCCGTCCGTCTCAAGGCGGACAATAAGAAGATTTCTCTGAAACTACCCACGGAGGAGGTTTTCATCCAAACTTGTTACAACAATATCGCCAAGGACCTGTATAAAGATCCTTACATCTTCAGTGAAGAACAGAGTGAGTATTTTAGGGACGAAAAGTTGACGACTCGTTTTACACTCTGTATCGAAAACACGGTCAAGGAGCTCATTCCCGTGCAGCAGATTCTCCAGACGTACATGGCCCAAGAGACTCGTGACATTTCGCTCGACGGTGAAATTCAGGATGGTGTCGATCCGGATGTGATGGAGGGTGAGCCTATGATGGAGCCAGAGCCAGAGCCCATGATGGAACCCGAACCCGAACCTGAGCCAGAATCTATCATGGAACCTGACCCTGAACCTACTGGACTCGAGAATGAGTTCAAGACTGTTCCAGGTGTTCAGGCTCCCGAGCCTAGCTTCGAGCCTGAGCCTCAGCATCAGCCCCAGCACCAGCCCGAAGGGGAAGATGACGTCCTCTTTGGTGACGCACCCGAACAGCGTACAAAAAATCCCCGGTATAATTAAATGGAACTTGCCGATTATCTTCGTGATCCCATGAGCGCGGCGCTCATCGCGGGAGGTATTACCGCGGCATACATTCATCTCAAAGCGCACCTCAACAATGAAGGAAAACTCGAACTCAACAAGTACACGAAACCCGCTGCTCTTAACGCGATCCTCGTGTTCTTCATCGTCTCGGGTGGTATAGGCCAGAAGGAAACGATTTCTAGTGAGCCTTTCTAAACTTAAAGATTATACGATTAGAATAAGAAAATGGCGTCCGTTACTGCGTTTAACGATATGATGGGTCAATTTCTTGTGGAATTGCACAAGACTTTTCCAGAGGAAAAAGGCATTAAGAAGATGATGACGTCGTTCGACGTCTTGAAGTCTACCAATCCGCGACTCGTCGTGGATGCGTTCATGAAGGGTGTGAGTCCTTATGCGGACAAGATTTCGACGAAGGATGAATCTTTCCTACTCAAGGAGATTGATACGATTGATTTCCTCAAGGATCTCAACATCAAGTCGTACTGGGAGCGTATGTCTGCGAACACGAGGGGTGCGACGTGGCAATACCTCCAGACGCTGTACATGCTCGGGACGACGATCACATCCATCCCTGATGATACTCTCAAGATGATCGAGGGTATCGCAAAGGAGTGTGCCGACAAGATGTAGGGTGATGACGGTGAATTAAACCAGGATGCTCTCATGAAGATGATGGGAAATATGCTTGGTAACCTCCCCAAAAAATAAACCTCACCCTATACTAAATGAACGTCTGGTTTGACGATCCTCAGCAACTCATTCGAGGTGACAAGGTTTCTCAGTTCTGGCCGACGAGTGACCAAACCCCAGAAGATCGCATCAACGCCGCGTCTCGGTTTGTCATTTATGCCACCTGCCTCATTTATATCATTCGTCGCGACCTCAGGATTTTCGTTCTGGGAGCGACTGTCCTATCTGTCATCTTCGTTCTTTATCGGTCGAAGATGGTGACAGAGACTCTTGGAAGTACTGTGGAGGGTAGTTTATGTCAGATGCCCACGGAAGATAATCCTATGGGTAATGTGTTGATTACGGACTACACCGACGCACCCAACAGGTTGGAGGCGTGCTACTACCCCACCGTGAAGCCTTTCGTGAATGCGTACACCAGTGATCGCATTCCCATGGATGGTGGGCGTTCTCGGTCACCTCTTCCCAAATATATGCGGAACAGTGTGGATCGTCAGTTCGTGACAACCCCAGTTTCGAAACTTCCAGGGGATCAAACCGCATTCGCCGAATGGTTGTATGGCCCCAAGAATGGTCCCATGTGTAAGACGGATAGCAAATACTGTAACCCCAACGCGCGAGGTGTTCAGCTCGAGGCGTTCGCGGGTCTCGGTAGAGATGGAGATCGTAGATAAATATTCTCATGTAATAGTAAATGGCGTATCAGCTTCAACCTGGCCTTTCCCGAGTTCAAAACAAGGGAGCCATTCCCCCAGTCAAAGCGAACGACGAAATTTTTGTGTATCCTCAGCCCAGTGGCTTGAACTGTGGCGGCTGCCGACCCAACACCATGTTATACGGTACCGCTCCCTACATGGCCGGTAAGGGTTCCCCAGCCCAATACATCGATACCAGCGACCAACTTCGCCCCCAAACCACGTCCCGTTTCAACAAGCATATCGTCCAAACCTATGAGCGCAATCTCTTCCCCCTGACAAACATGGAATGTAAAGTTCCTCTTCGTACGATTCGATACGAACCTGCGAGCACCCGCGCCGAAGTCCAGAATGGTCTCTTTCAGCAAAGGTACGCTAATAAAAATGTCGGTAAGAAGTAAGAATGGCTGATCCCATTTCGCTCATGGCTGTGGCCGGTCTCGTATACGCTGGTCGAACTTTGAGTACTAAGTCTGTTCCACCTCCACCGAAGGAGATTTTCGAACCACCCCCAGTAGTCAAAGCTCCCGTAGAGATAGTAAACAACAATTTCGAAACCATCGTTGACAGGCCTCAGAAGAGGGAGATGGAGAGTTTCGGTGACATTTCCATGCAGCAACGTAGTGGTGGTCAGGAAATCCTGAACATGCGTAACCGCATGTATGATCAGGGTCGCATGAATAACCTGTCTCCCGTGGAGAAGCAGCTGGTCGGTCCAGGTCTTGGTGTGGGTGCCGATACCCCCGCGGTCGGTGGATACCAGCAGATGTTTAGGGTGAACCCCGTGAACGTCGGTGAATACAGGCTCACCACTCTTCCCGGTCGTTCCGGTCCAGCGATGGACATTACTGGTGGTCGCTCGGCCGTTGTCGGTGAACTCACCCACAACAAACCCGAAACGACCGCGCACCTACCCTCGAGGCGGCCTGTCATGGCGGGTCGGGCGCAGGGCATGTCCGGTGTCGTTCCCCGCAACGAACACGAAAAGACGAAACGTACCACGAACCGCTCGGAGACTGGTGTTCGCACAGATGGTCTCGGTTTCAACGGCGCGAAGCGTTTCGTATCCGCTCAGACTGTGTCCCAGGACCCCACGCGTTTCAAGAGTGATCGCAACGACGCGCAATACAATTACTACAACCATGCCACACCCGGTATCCACAGTCACCGTGGTGCGTATACGAACACCGCTGCGGCGCAAGTTACTGCGAAGACGAACGAGGAGCTCATGAAGTACGGTTTCCGCCCCGAGGATCGCCGCGGTAAGCCTAACCGCATGGGCAACGCTGGTCGCATGAACGTTCGCGAGAGTGCCCTTAAGCAAGGTGGTGCCCTCACATCGGTTCGATCTGATACATCTCGTGTCGATGGTCGTATGAACGGTGCGAACGGTGGTTGGACGCAGCAGTACAAGCAAAAGTCGTTCCATCAGTTCAACGCGTACAAGGGTAACGCGAATCCCAACACACAGTCTCTGGATATCGCGAAGCGTCAGCTCCAGAACAACCCTCTCGCACACTCCCTCTCCGCTTAATTTCTAATGCGCGGTAGACAAAAACAGTCATTAAAATATTGTACCTATATTTTAATGAAGGTGTACTCCCTCTCTATCGATAGTAGTCAGCGTAAAAGCAACGTCTATCCCGACATAAACGACTACGTCATCACACTGGAAAACCCAATCTATGACGTTTCCGAAATCAAGTTGGTCTCCGCTCGAATTCCTACGCCTCAACTCATGGTGTGTCCCACGAATAACACTTTCAGTGTCGATGGTGTCGACATTACACTCGACTCGACAAATTATTCGAATGGTCATGTTCTCGCAGAAGATCTGGAAACTATCCTCGCACCACCAGAGTCTAACGTGAGTTTGATTGTTTTCGATGAAGAGACGAATACCTTAAACTTCTCCAACGTGGGTTCTTCGAATGCGTTTACGTTTGAGTTTTTCTCTGGGACGAATGGGTATCAGAGTCCGCTCTCCCTGACAACACCTCATCAGGTTATGGGATTTGGGTCAAAAGATTACACGTCGAATGCTTCGGGTGAGATTGTTTCCGGTGCGATTAACTTGGAAGGTCCAAATTCACTCGTCGTCCGTCTATCGGGTGGTTCGGATATTTTCACTCAAGATGTGTACACGTCGACTCCATTTTATACGGGCCATATCCTCCTAGATGGTTCGGATTTCATAAACTTTAACGGCGCAGATGATCATTTCGTACACCATTTTCATTCTGGACCGCAAAAGTTTATTCGGGATATTCGTGTAGAGTTTTTCTATATGAGTCACGGTCGACTCATTCCTTATGATTTCAGAAATCAGGAACATATATTGAAGTTTGAAATCACTGGGTCTACAGATAAATTGGAAAACCTAACAAAGATTCCCCTGGAAGAAGAGATTGAAACACCTGTGAGCATTCCTGAAGTACAGAAGAATGTTCAAAGATGGAAAAAAGAATACATCTACATCGCCTTAATTGTCGTCATTGGATTGATGATTATGTTTTTCATGAATAAAAAAGCACGTACATACCCTAGAACATCTAGCGGGTAATCGCGTAGACGGGCTGGGCGGGCTTCTTCACACGGTTGTTGATGCGGGAGATGACCGTGAAGACAATCACAGAGATCAGCGAGGTGAGAAGCGCGGTGAGGGCGTACTGAGAACCACCGTTCTTGGGAGTCTTCACGATCTGGGAAATGACCCAGCGGATGAAGTCCATCCAGGACATGGCGGCAGCGAAGGAGAAACCGGCGACGATCGAGTTGAGGGTCTGGGTCTGGAGCTCCTGGGTGACGATATCGACAGTCTTGAGGGTGCTGGCGACGGCGGACATGGTGTTTTAATATAGTCTAGGAAAATTATTCTGGTAAGAGTTCCTCCTTCTGAACAACCTTTTTGAATTTTTTCTTTTTTAGTGTCTTCATTTTTGAAAACAATTCTTCATCATCTGATGAATCTTCACTAGAGCTCGTCCCCGAATCGTACACCCTAAACTTGGTATTCGAAAAAGACCAACCCTCTGGCTCAGAGGTGCTCATTACTATTAATAGCATTTTTTAACATCTGTTCTATCGGACTCTGTGGAATCCACGAGCTCCAGCGTTTGACAGCATCGTTAACTTGGATAAAACGGATATCATCTCCTGAGTATTCCACGAAAGGTGGGCAGTCTTCTGGGGATACATCCTCTACGTCGTCCTCCTCTTCATCGTCGTCCGTATCGTAAATTTCTGGAAAGTGGGTCCCTATCTGTTGTCCCACCGTGTACATCGCACAGTACTTCACCGCGTATTCCATGTCTTCTGGAAGGATAACATCTCTTCCACAAGCCTTACAATATTCACCCGCGAGAAGCATCGCCTGTTCCATCACAGGAAGCATGATGTCAGTCATACTTTTGATGTACTCCTCCGCCATCTGATTTCCACCATCACCGAAACCTGTTTGCATGTTCATGTTTATTGTTTAGTGTTAAAAAGAGTTTGTCCAGTTCCCTCACGTACTCGGAGAATGTTGTAACTCAAAGCGTACACGCGAACTTGTCTACTGAAATCCGGACAATTGGTGAGACTTAGGCTGAGATTTTGATCTTTCACGAGACTGAAATTTACCTGTCCCGTGGGGTACCATTCTTCTGGCTGAAGTGCGAAAGAGTACGAATAGAATCGCCTGATGAGTTGAGTCTTCGAATGATGTATCGCCCCCTGCACAGCTTTCAAGAATGTGACGTTACCCGTTTCACGAGTGATGATATCCTGACCGTCTAACGTGAGCGTGAGATGATCGAGGTTTTCGTACAAGATGAACTTTCCATCTTGAACGTTTGACGTATTGTCGTAATCGAATATCGTCACAAAGTTTCCTTGGGACACACCATCCCCCGTTGTTCCCTGACGCTGAATGACAAAGTACAATTCCTTCACGGGGTTTGTAAAATCCAATTTAAACTTCCCTTCGTTTACACCGACACCAACATCAAAAACATCGTGTTGAAGCTGTGTGATGAGGTACTCCATGGGTGTGTGCTGAATCTTGATACGTTCCGTAGAATCTAAAAAGACAACCTCTGTACACAATTGAAAATTTTTTAGTTTGAGGGTTTCTTCTAATGTGGAGTAGGAACCATCCACCTTGATGACTAGATCTTGTGCGTCACGTAACTTGAATTCGACTTCGACTTCCTGTCTGTTGATGGCACATAAGGGTACGGCGAGTTCCGGGTGCCTGTAAAAGTAAAACGGGAGGTCTACGAAGAATGTTTCCTCTGTGTTGATACCGAGTGTGTTATGAATCACGATTCCAGTATTACCGGAAATACTTTCCACGACTTCACCGACTCTCTTGTCTCCCGTTCGAAGTGGGTACTTTCCTATGAGTTGTTCCAGTGCCTTTTGTTTTGTCTGCGTGACGTTATGTTCCGAGTAAATCTGAAGGTAATCACTCGTGACTCGCTGAATGACTTTTCCACCGATTATGAAATCGACATATTCGATGAGTGCGTGTGCGACTGACTCTATGTACATGGTGGAACTCGTTTGGATGATGGGGAGGGTCATCTTTACACTGAGAGTTTTGAGGAGGTCACCTTGATTTTGTGGAATTCTAAAACGAACCTTCTTACCAAAATCAGCCTCATTATTTTCTGGATCGATGTCCACAAATTCCGTAGAAAAGTTTGAATGCTTTTTGAAACTTTTCACGAAGTAACTGTAGTCTGGATCCATAGTAAAAAATCTCTCTTGAGGCCCGGAGGCGGAGAGTTGGACTCGCCCAGCCATTACTACTATATCTACCTAAAATTTTAATCCTGCTAAACCACTCTCAATACGTAACACGTTATAATTGACGGCGTACACACGTGTGTCGTTTTCAAAGACGGAGTTTGCAGGATTTATCTCGATAGTGAACAGTTTATGTGTGATGCGACTCATGTTTACCTGTCCAGTGGGATGTGGTAGTTCAGGTGACAGAGAGAATGAATACGTTCCAAACTTTGATGGTCCCAGGATGGCTTTCTTTCCGTTAAAATTTTCGACTGTTTGTGTCAAGGCTGATGGTGCGTTGACGTGATGTTTGAGTGCTTGTTCATAGGCGAGGAACAATCCGTCACGTTTAAACACGACTTCGTTATTGAACCGAAGTTCAGCATCCACGATCGTGTTGTAATAGTGTGGAATGTTTCCATTCGCGATGTTCTGAGATACGAAGAAGAGTTCCTTTACTGGATGTTGAAAATTGACCATGACAGACTTTTTGTTCTCACCCGCCTTCATCTTAAACCTCGCCAGTTGAACCTGTGTGATGACATAGTCGAGTGGTCTCGACATGAGATATCCTCGTTCTTCCGGAGTCACGATGACAAACTCTGTGTCCAGAGAAAATTTAAGGATCGACGCCTTCACATCCAAGATGGTATCTGTTGGATCAGTGGAACTTATATTTCTCACGAGTTTGATGAGAGGTTTCAATTGAATTCGAACTTCTACAACCTGTTTCGTCAGGGCACATGTGGGAATTGCCAAGGATGCGTTCCTGTAAAAGTAAAAGGGTAGATCCAGGAAATATGTGTAGGCACCGGAATAACTCAAGTAGTTACCATGACCATTTAAGAAATATAACGTCTGTTCGATGTCGTCATTCGTGTTGTGGAGTTGCTGATGCATGTAAATATATTCGCCTGTGAGTCGTTCGATCGGTTGTCCACCGATGACGAGTTCAGCGTACTCTATGAGGTTCGTACATATCGACGGTGACCATACCATATCGTTTTCGCCATTATCATCAGGGAGTGGGTCGGTCAGGGTTATTTTCAGTGTCATGTTTCTCACGAGGTCACCCTTGTCACCAGGAATTCTACACTCGATGAGTTCTCCGAAATCTATATTCCCATCGAATTGACTTTCGATGTAGTCCGTGGCAAACTTTGTATGTTTTTTATAATTCATCAGAAAGTATGAAAACTGTGGGTTACCTGTGATCCACTCGTCTTGGAGACCTGTGGCAGCGAGCCTCAGACGACCGGCCATTCCTACTCTATATGAGTAAAATTTTGCTAAATAAAACGAGACACTAGAGTAGAATGAACCTTCAGTTGAGGAAATTCAAGCCCGAAACAATCAGTGACGATCGGGTGTGTGTTTTCATCGGTAAGCGTAATACAGGTAAATCGACTCTCGTGAAAGATATCATGTTCCACAAGAGACATCTCCCAGCCGGGATCGTACTGTCGGGTACAGAGGAAGGAAATCACTTTTATTCCGATTTCATTCCAGACCTGTTCATCTACGGTGACTACGACAGAGACGCGATAGAGCGGGTGATGGCGAGACAGCGTAAGTTGGTCGGGAACGGTAAATCAAATTGTGGAGCATTCATGCTTCTGGATGACTGTATGTATGACAGTAAGTTCCTGAAAGACACGTGTATACGACAGTGCTTTATGAATGGGAGACACTGGAAAATCTTCTTCATGCTCACGATGCAATACGTCATGGATCTACCACCAGCTCTTCGCGCGAATGTTGATTATGTATTCATACTCAGGGAAAATATCATTCAAAATCGGGAAAAACTTTATAAATCATTCTTTGGCATCTTTCCATCATTCGATATGTTCTGTAAAGTGATGGATGCGTGTACGGAAAACTACGAATGTCTCGTGTTAGACAATACTGTCAAGTCTAACAAGATTCAGGACTGCGTGTTTTGGTACAAGGCGACCGTCAGGAAAAACTTCAGGGTGGGTGGTCCAGATTTATGGCGCCTTCATAAGAAGATGTACAACCCCAAACATTTCCAGCAGAAGGAAGATGATGCCAAGAAGGCGACAAAGAAGACAAACCTCAAAATCACAAAGACGCGTTGAGTGTTGAATTCAAAAACATGTGACTATACTAAATGGCTTCTGATCAAGTGCATACCATGAACCTCGCAGATGATGGCGAAGGGATGGTTCCCCTTAATGATAACCCATCCACGTCTTTTACACCCGAAAAAAATATGAGTCAAAGTAAAGAGACGATGGATTCTACTCCCATCAACGATATCATGATGGAACCACCTATGATGACCGATGAGCCCAGGATGCAGGGTGTGATGCCCCAAATGACAGCTCCCCAGCCCCAAGCGGCTTATCCCACCCCCCAGGCGCCGACCAAGCCAGAGAAGAAGAACCCTCTCAACCTCACTGATGAGCAGCTGACTGCTCTGTTCGTCGCTGCGTGTGCCGCGGCTGCTGTGAGCAAGCCCGTCCAGGATCGCCTCGCGACTTCTATCCCCAAGTTCCTTAACGAACAAGGGGGTAGGAGTGTTGTCGGTCTCGCCGCCACGGGTGCGGTCGCTGCGATTCTATTCTACGTCGCCAAGGATTACGTCGTCAAGCCCTGATTTTCCCATCCCATGTTACTGTAGATTGATGTATCAATACCCACAAAATAGGTTGTGAGGGCACCCACTATGAATGTCCCCATTAACAAGGCGCTCAGTTTAAGCTTCTTGTTATTGGAAACAGTGGAATCTTCGATAGCTTCTTTCGTTTCGGCAAAGACCATGTTCAGAATGTACGTGAGCACGAACGCGATCAGTGTGGTCGACAGGAAAAAGAGACGATCTACGGCGAGACGAGGAATGCTTCCGACGATGAGACGGAGCATGTTCGGTATGACGATAGTCATCCAAGTGACGTTCACGAGATAGTTGTTCGACATGGTCGGAACGAGGGACATTCCGTAGATCACCATCCAATAGACGATTGCCATGAGCAAAACACTCACAGGTGTCTTCATTTATGTAGGCGTAGATTATTTATCCTGGACGTGCTCACCACAAAACTCCGTCTTGTTTGGAATCTTCTGGTAAATACCGAGACGCAAGCAAATGTCCCGAAGTTCGACGTAATTGTTCCAGAATTCTTCCGAGTGGTCGTATTCACGCACGGTACAGTGCGCGAGTTCATGAATCAAGACATGGAAGATTTCGTTAACCTCACCATCAAGACATATGGCAATCTCACCACCCTTGTTCGTGTTGTATCCGACGGCACCATTCATGCGCAAGTATCCTGTAATGGGAATACATCTTTTCAGCATCTGAAACTTCTCGTGGTTCGTATCATGTAAATGGTCTCGGAGAATTCGATACTTTTCTTTCACTTCAATCAGGCGCTGGGGTTCCGCAGTCTGTCGAAGAATCCACAAGTTTACCAGAATGAGGAGCGCGATGACGATCATCTGTTATAGACAAAGATAAATTTACTATAGAGTTTTGAAATTGGATTTCCACTGAGACTCTCCCAACTTTGTAGCGTAAACCCGAGATCCTCGAGACCGGTCACCAAGTGATCTTTGTACGCCACAGGTTCAGATTTCGGTCCATCCGCATAGTACGGTGTATCTGTGAGATGTACAAACAACTTTTCACCAAACCCACCGTTTCCGTGATCTTTCATCTTGAAAAAATTTCCCGAATCATCGATGTACGGTGTTTGAAAGATGATCTTTTCGGAATCCGGAATGATCCCTATGAGATGTCCACCTGGTTTGACTCGCTTTTTGATTTCCTTGATGGAACTCATGAAGAGTGATTTCGAAGCGAAGATGTAGTGGAGAGAAAAGTTGAAACACACGATGTCAAACTTTCTATTCGGACAATTGTGAATATCCCCCTCATAGAAATTGACACGCATGTGCATATTTTTCGCGCGAGAACGAGCCTCCTCGAGGGCGGATGGCTCAGGGTCACACATGTTGATGTTCACACCGCACTTGTGCCATTTCTGAAGATCTCCACCAAACCCACAACCAACATCGAGGATGTGCTGGCCTTCACGAGCCACGGACTGTATGAGTGTCCGTTTGGCATCGTTATGATTCTTTCGAATCTCTTCCATGGATGGACATAGTTTTACCCTTTTAAGGTGTTTACTTAGGAACTTAAAGTTTTAGTGCGTCGGGTAGATATAATGTCTCTCGAAACCGACTACACCACTGTTCCCGGACAGGTCTTCGCGTGCCTCTCGATCATCGGTCCCGAGGCGCCTCAGCGGAATGACAAGTTTGGTATCAAGATCCGTGGTGCGTTCGCCACGCGTGATGAGGCTGCGAAACACGCGAAGCGTCTTCAGAAGGAGGATCCCACGTTTGACATTTACGTCGTCGACATGTACAAATGGCTTCTGATCCCCCCAGACCCCACGAAGATTGAGGATGTGCACTACACCAACGAAAAGCTCGAGGAGATCATGACTGGTTACAAGGAGAACCAGTCGCAGGCGGCTCGCATGTTCAACGAGCGCAAACAGGCTATGGCGAACCAGATTACCCCCGGTGACGAAAATTCGAAGTTTTACACCAAGCCCGACGAGCCACCCATCTCTCATCCCGCTGAAGTTCTCGAACGTCTCAAGAAGGAGAAGCCCGATACACCCATGGAGGAGCTCGTCAAGGAGGCTGATGAGATTGTCGCGAATGAGATTGCGGAGCGTCAGAAGAAGCGCGAAGAGGATGCGAAGCTCGGTGACATCAAGGAAGAGGAAGAATAATATTCACATATAGTAAACATAATGTTTAAGATTATCGTTACCATCGTTTTGGTCAGCGCCTTCTTTATTTTGTTTTTTAATCCAACGTTTGAATTACAAAACAAAATAGATTCAAACGACAAAGTCAGCACGACGGCTGGCTTTATCGAAGATACAGATAATGGGTTTATCATTCCATCGTACCCATCTCCCCTTATAAAGAGGGACAGTACAGGAAAGATTAAACCTATTTTAGGGGACATAGGGTCATTCGTCGCGTATTCAAGTATACCGGAGAATCACTGGCTGCATGGTTTTCCCCATAAAAAAGCCTAAGAGGAATACGGCGAACGCGATGATCCACGTCGACTTGTCAACCTTATCAAAGAGATCAAACTTCTCAGGTTGTGGTGGAGGTGGGGGTGGGTGCATGGGATAGTCCATGTAATAGGGTTGTTCTTCTTGTATGGGCTCCTCATTCTTTTCGGGTTCCATGGTTGGATTATATTCGATGGGGTTACCGATATCCGTTTCCATTTTCTAATTATAGTGTCGTTTTTTTTAAGCATCTTCTGACTCACTCTCATCATCCACGATGAAATCTTTGAGGTTGCCGTTTTCGTCAGCGTCGCTATCACTCTCATCTTCGGAAGAAAATTCCTCCTCATCATCTGTGTCTATTTCAGAATCAAAGTCTGTGTCATGGTCATCGTCGGCGTAATCATCCACTAGATCGGTCTCTGTGGGTTGAAACAGCTCAGGTTTCTTTATCTTGCGTCCGGAACGAGTGATCATTTAACTTACACGTGCCACTATTGTTTAAGTATCTTTACAATATCATGAGGTAAACCGTGTGTTCTGGAAGTATTTTTCTTACATCGAGGACACTTTTGCCGAATCTCCTTCCCCTTGATCGTATACGACATCACGACATCTTCGTGCGAACCTTTGATCGTCTCGCAATAATTGGAATTCGTCAAGGCTAAAAACTGCGTCTTGTCTCTGTTGATACTCACAATCTGTAAATCTTCTGGTCCGTGCATATGTTTCCTGATGAACGTTTCGAGGGGAGCCTTAACATCTCCACACTTCACCTGGGGTTTCTCGACCCGTTTTTTAATTTCCGGACACTTTTTAAGGTCATCTTTTTTGGGGTATAGTCCTGAGATGATACTCGGTGGAAGCTGATGTCGTCGACCACAGAAATCCTTACAGAACCCATCACGTCTTCCCCTGAGGGTCGGACACAGACAGAAACATTTTTGGAGAATCGTCTGCCCACTGATGATGAACCAAACATGATTCGAACCGTGCTCTCGCTTGAGATTTTCACAGTATTTCGAAGTCGTAGAGACGAGGTACGTATCTTTCTTCTTGAAAACCTTTGGAACGTACGCGTTCCCCTGACCCTCCATGTTCGTCCGGATAAACTCTTCAATTTGACTCTTCAGCCTATCGTCATGTACCTCATCTTTCATCTGGGTAGCCGTGAATGTTCCCTCCTTTACGACTGTCGACGGGGGAACGACATGTGTCGTCTGAGGCTCATCCGTTCGTACGACCGCCATTCGTAATGTTTCCATAGATGGGTCCTGAGTGGTGTTCATGATCGTACTCAAGGGACCATGACGATACACGAACACCGGAAGATAGGCCAATTGATCAATCTTACCACCTTCACACCCAGAACACCCCTGACCATTACATGCATCGTGTTTCGCCTTTTTGTATGACCACGGCATACGAAAACCACTTCCTTTCGTTTTCCTGTTTGCGTTTCCATAGACGGATGTATCGATGATTTCGTTCCAATCCGTTCCACGACCCTTCGCCTTGGAAAGAGCGACGAGGATATGGTCTCTGAGTGCCAGGGCGGATGTTTGGTCAACCACGAAACCAGGCCAATTCAGATGAACACCCGTCTTGATCAAGTCTCCACATTTTTTAGGGGGGGACACGGAGATGAGACAATCCTTCCCTCCGTGACGTTTGACCTTGTCACATATGACTTTACATACATCCTTGATTTCATTAAGATCCAAAGCTTCTTTGTCCTTGTAATCAATATCGACGAAAAAGTTGTACGTTTCTGTCTTTTGTTCGACGACGTATAGACGCTCACCACGTTTCACCGCCTCTACGTACCTTTCGTGAAATTCGTTCAATCTATCAAATGGCACGGACAGACATCCGCCGTCCAGGAGCACATGTGATGGATTGGAGACTTTTTTCAAAAAGCCGGTTTGAA